TGCGGTAGACAATCTTGACTAAATAACTGAATTGAAGAGGCTTTTATAAATAAACGTCATAATATAAAGGAGAAACACTATGGCAAATGCAGTACCTGCAAAAATCGGTAATGTAAACAGTGGTTCTACTAGAGATGATGCTCTGTTTCTAAAAGTATTCGCAGGTGAAGTTATTACTTCATTTGAGAGAGCTTCAAAAACAGAAGGTGCAGATATGGTTCGTTCTATATCTTCAGGCAAGTCAGCAACCTTCCCAGTCATGGGCAGAATTGCGGCTGAATATCACTCAGTAGGAAACGAGATTAACGGTTCAGCAGTAAATCACAACGAAAAGGTTATTACAATTAATGACCTTTTAATCTCATCAGTATTCTTATCAAATATTGAAGAGGCAAAAAACCATTGGGACGTAAGAAGTGCGTACAGTCAAGAAATTGGCAGAGCACTCGCTTTCACTAAAGATAAGCATATCTTACAAACAATCGGTCAAGCATCTCTAGCTAGTGCAAACGTAACTGGTGGAGACGCTACAAGTAACATAACTAACACAGGCATTGCTAGTGCTACAGACAGCACTGCGGCTAATGCAATGATTGATGCAATCTTTGCGGCGGCTAAAGAGCTTGATGCAAATTATGTTCCTGCCGAAGGCAGAAAATGCTTCCTAAGATTGGAAGAATACTACAAACTAGCTAACGCAACAAATGCAGTAAACGTAGACTTTAGTGGTAGAGGTTCTATCGCTGAAGGTAAAGTTCTAAAAATTGCAGGAATTGATTTAATACCAGTTCCTCATTTTGTGGACTCTAACGTAAGTTCAGGCGTAGACGCAGGTTCGGCTACAGCAGGTGGTTCAACTCCACAAGCTGTTAACCTAACTAACTTCGTTGCTTTAGTTTCTCACCCAAGTGCTGTAGGTACAGTTAAACTTATGGACTTAGGTGTTGAAAAAGAGTACGACATTAGAAGACAAGGTACGTTAATGGTTGCTAAATATGCTATGGGACATGGTGTATTAAGACCAGAAGCGGCAGTAGGGATTAAAGAAGCGTAATAGTTTCTTAATACTTATTAGATTAGGGGGAGTCAAATCCCCCTTTTCTACTTTATAAAGGAAAACAATGGCAACACAAATTACACCAACTACAGAGTTACAAGCAGTAAATACTATGTTGAGCGTTATAGGAGAAGCTCCTGTAAACTCAATCACAGGTACAACAACTGTAGATGTATCAGTCGCTAAAAATATTCTTGACGAAACGTCTTTATCAATACAATCGCAAGGTTGGAATTTTAACACTAACTACAATTATAAGTCTTTATCTTTAGATAGTGATAGTAAAATACCTTTACCATCAAACTGTGTAAAGATAGACGCAAACAAATCTATTAGACACATAAATCTTACAATCAGAAATGGTTTTCTATATGATATGGAAAAAGATACTGATGTATTTGCAAGTGTTCCTAACTCAGTGGACATAGTTCTAGTCCAACAATTTGAGCATCTCCCAGAATACGCAAGACGATATATTACAATGAAAGCGGCAAGAAGATTTGCTTCAAGATTTATTGGTGATACAACAATTACACAATTAATTGGACAAGATGAAAATGAAGCATTAGTAGCATTTCAACAATCAGAAGCACAAGAGTCTGATACTAATATATTAAATGGTGACTCTAATACATTTTCTATAATTAACAGAACAACTAGAAGGACGTACTAATGGGTGGAGTGGTATCTCAGTCTATACCTAATTTCCTTAATGGTATGTCTCAACAGACACCTACACAAAGAGGAATAAATCAAGGTGAAGACCAAGTTAATTTTGCAAACAATATTGTAGATGGTTTGTCAAAAAGACCACCGCTAGATTTTGTAGCAACGTTAGATAACACTAATTTATATCCTAACACAACAAAGTTCTGGTCTATACAAAGAGATGAAAACAATCAGTACATTGTAGCATTTTATAATGGTGGTGTAAAAGTATGGGATTTAGCAGGTAATGAAAAAACTGTAACAATACAAAGTGGTGCAAGTTATCTTAATTCTACAAATCCAAAACAAAATTTTAAATTAGTAAACATTGCAGATTTTACATTTATTGCAAACACAGCTACAACTGTGGCGGCAGATTCAACAACATCTGCGGCTAAAGTAGAAGAGTTTTTAATAAATGTTAAATTAACAAATTATGGTAGAGAATATAAAGTAGCATTAAAACACCCTAACATGGCACAAGAGTTAGAGGTACAGTTTCAATTACCTACAGGTAATGATGCTTCTACTGATAGTAAGTTTAGAGATACAAACAAAATTAAAGATATATTATTAAATGGAACATCTAGTACACACTGGGATAGTTCAGCAGATGGTATAGGATTTAAAGTAGTGCGAACAGATACAGGAGCAACTCAATCTACAACACAAGGTTTAGCTAATTATTCTGGGTTTACTTCTCATTTTACATTTGAAAGTTTTGACTCAGTTATATATGGAAAACCTACTGACGGTAATGCGAACTATACAGTAAGTACAGCAGACGGTTCTGGTAACACAGCCATGTATGCTATAAGAGATAAAATACAAGATTTTAGTGATTTACCTTATTATGGTAAACTTGGAGTTATATTAAAAGTAACAGGTGACGAAGGTGATACTTTGTCTGATTACTATGTTGCATTTCAAGGTAATGGTGTATGGAATGAAACTATTGCACCTGCAACATCTGTAGGTTTAGACAACTCTACTATGCCACACGCATTAGTAAATAATAATAATGGTACGTTTACATTTAAAGAATTAGATTTTGATGATAGAACATGTGGAGATAGTGACACAAATGCTGACCCTAGTTTTGTAGGTAAGAAAATAAATAACCTTACATTCTACAAAAATAGATTAGGTATTATGTCTGGTGAAAATTTAGTATTAACAGAAAATGCTAGTTTCTTTAATTACTTTCAAACTACAACAACACAAGTTTTAGATACTGACCCTATTGATATTGCGGCATCAGGAACACAAGTAAATACACTTAAAAACTCTGTAGGATTTAATGAGTCTTTACTTTTATTTTCTGATACAGCACAATATAAATTAGATAGTGCAGGAGATACTATATCGCCTACTACAGCTATACTTAATGAAGTATCTTCATTTGAACATGATGACACAGTGCAACCTGTATCAGCAGGTAAGTTTGCATACTTTGCACAAGCTAGAAACAATAATACTGCAATTAGAGAATACTTTGCAGATGATGATACATTAACAAATGATGGATTAGATATTACAGTTTCAGTACAAAGTCTTATACCAACTAACGCTTTTCAAATTGTTAGTAATACTACAGAAGATACTTTAGTTGTGCTTTGTTCTGACACAGCAGACTCACAAACTGCACCTTATACATCAGGTACAGCAGTAGCTCCAACTAATGCAGACACAATGTTTATATATAAATATTTCTTTGACAGAGGTGAAAAAGTACAAACAGCATGGGCTAAGTGGGAGTTTAGTGGTGTTAAAATATTAGGTGCTATGTCGTTAGAAAGTTTTTTATATGTAATGGCGGCAGAAGGCACAAATACAAAATTATTTAAAATAGATTTAAGAAATTTAAAAGACATAACATTAGGACATGGTGTGTACTTAGATTTAAAAACTTCAGTTACAGGCACGTATGATAGTGCAACTGATAAAACAACATTTACTTCACCGTATGGTGCAAGAACAGGATTAATAGCAGTAGATAAAACAAATGGTGCTAATTATACAGCCACAAATACAACAGGCTCTACATATACTATAGCAGGTAATCATACCGCATTATTTATAGGTGTACCATATACTTCTGTCTACAGATTGTCTACACAATATGTCAGAGAAAATACTGGCAGAGGATTGGTAGCAGTTACTTCAGGAAGATACCAGATTAGAAACATCTCATTTAATTTTGAGAATAGTGGATTCTTTCAAGTAGAAGTAACACCTAACAACAGAGATAAGTCTACAACTATAATGAATGGTTATGTTATAGGTACGTCTTCTTCTCTTGTAGGACAACCTGCTATTAGTTCAGGAACATTAAGAGTTCCAGTACAATGTAGAAACACAGAATTTGTGATGGATATAAAAAGCAATTCTCATTTACCAGTGTATATAGCTGATGCTGAGATTGAAGGTTATTATCATTCACGTTCAAGAAGGATATAATGATTAAAGAAAATTATGTACGTAAAGCTATATTAGCAGATGCGTTGGAGTTATCTCCTAAAATTAGAAAAGGTGACAGAGAAGAGATTATGGCTTCTGAAGGTATATCACCTTTACGAGCATTAGTTATGCCTTTTACTTATGACAATGCAAAAATATACACAATAATAGGAACAGAAAAAGAAGGTGTTATTGGTATGTTTGGTAGTAATCCTACACAATTACCTGAATATGGTGTTGCGTGGTTATTATCTAGTGAACAATTATTCAAACATACTAAACAATTTTTAAAAGAGTGTCCTTATTGGGTAGCACAAATGAGTCAAGGTTATGAATACATTTATAATTTTGTAGATAAAAGAAATTGGAAAAGTTTAAAATGGTTACAGTTCTTAGGATTTGAACCAAAAGAAAATATAGAAAACTATGGCGTTGGTAAAATGCCATTTTTATTAATGATGAAAGAGGTCAATAAAAAACATGTGTAGTATACAAGCCGCTATGGCAGGAGTGCAGATAGTAGGTAAAGTACAAGAATACAGAGAACAAAAAGCTCTAGCCGCTAGTAAACGTGCCGCTAATGATAGAACCAGAGAAAACGCACAAGTGGCTTACATGCGTGACATTAATAAAATAGACCAAGAGAAAGTACAAGCTGACCAAGAAAAAGCAGTAGCAAAATTTAAAACACAACAAGAATCTAAAAAGAAACTAGCACAAGCACTTAACTTAAATGCAGGTAATGCAGTTGTTATTGTGCAAGATATAGGTTCATTATACAATGATGAATATACAGAAATTAATAGAGAATACAAAGGTGATATGATTACACTTGCTAATCAAACTACTGACGCATACGCAAATCTGGCTAAAACATATAATAGTATTGCACCAGTAGTAGAGCCTAGTAGAACAGGATTATTATTAGATGTAGCTATGACAGCAGGTGAAGGATATATTGCACACACTGATGCTACGTCTGCAAAAAAAGATGAAGGACTGGTAGTAGCACCGTAATATGGCAAAATATAAATCAAGAGTAACTAACAAATACATGGGCTCTGGCTTTGAGGGTTATGTAGCTTCAGCAAAAACAACTGAAGGATTAGAGTTAGCTAAAGCATTACAAAATACTGGTGAAAGAGGTATGCGTATTGCTAATGTTATAACTGACCAAAAAAAAGATAAAGCAGTAGAAAAAATACAAGGTTTATATTCTTCTGGTAAAAGCATGGAAGAAATACAAACAGAGATACTTGCAGGTAAACACCCAGATTTAACAGGTAAGTATGTAGAAAAAACTACACAATTTCATTTAGGTAAAGTAAAAGCGGCTGAAGTTATTAAAAATATTGAAGCTAACAAAAATAATTATGATTTTGAAAAAACAAATTTAACATCATTTTATGAACAATTTTTACCAAATTTTGATGAAGCAGACAATTCATATACTACAGGTTTTGCTTCTGTATTTAATAATTACAAAGCTAATGAGTCTATAAAAGATGCAGAAGTTAGAAGTGCCTTTGCTTCTAAGAAAAAAATAGAAGAAGGTCAAGTACAGTTGTCTATTATACCAGATGAAAATTTAGAATCAGATTATATTAATACTTGGAAAGCATTAAATATAGATGTACCTAACACTGACGGTGGAAGTAAACCTAATAAATTATATACTAACAAAGAATTACAATCTGTAATTATATCTGATGTAGAATCTATTATTGATACTGCAACAACTATGGAAGAAATAGAACGAGCAGAAACTATTATGAATTTAAACATGGGTACTGGTGATAATGGTACAGATTTAGGAACATTAAATGATAGAAAATCTACAGAAGTTAATTCTCTTAAAGCTAAATTAGTTGCTAAGAAAAGAGCTGTATTACAACAAACTAGGTCAGATGAAGCATATTTAAAAGGTAAAAAAGTAGAAGAAATATTTACTAAAGCTCTAACACCTAATGATGATGGTACAAAAAAATCTAAAATACAATTACAAGAAATACAAAAAGAATTAATACAATTTGGTGATTTACAACTTATTGCAACATTTACAGATTTCTTTAACAAGAACAGAACAGTAAACAATGACCCTGCTGTTAGTTCACAATTTATGATAGATATTGTAAAAGGTGAGTTTGAATCTTATGATGAAATGATAACAGAAATGTTAGCTAGAGGTATACCTGAGTCAGAATTAGGTACAGCTAATATTAGATGGAATCAATATACTAAAGGTAGAGACGAAGGTTCTAGTCCTATATTTACAAGTAACGCTAATTATAAAGACAATGTAACTAAAGTATTAAAAGCAGTAGAAGAATCATTTAAACCTGATGCTAGTGGTTTACCTAATCCTAATGCTAAGTTTGCTACATTTATTGCAAACAATTTTATTGAAAATGAAATATTAGATTACGAAGATAGATTTACAAAAGAAAATGGCAGACCGCCTAGTAATGCAGAACGTAGAGCATTTATTATGAATTTAGGTAAATACGTTATTGAAACATATAAATCAGATAATGTACCACAACCAGAATCTTTAATACCATTTAAAGAAGCAGAAGAAAAAAAAGAAAAAGAAGAGTTTGAAGAGCAAGAATATAAGACTAACACAGCTAATAGTATTCAAACTAATATAGAAAATGTAGATAACATTACACAACTTGTTAAACAAGGTGTTCAAAACTTTACACCATACGAATCAACTATTGGTGATAAAATAAATGTATTTAAAGACGAAGAAGCAGAAGATAGAGATAGACAAATTAATAATTTAGTAAATACAATTCTTCCTCAAGCCTTTTCAGGTATAGAGCTTAATGATAGATTTATGAAATATCTAATGGATAATAATGTAGATATAGATGCTATTCTAACACCTATTGCAGAAGCTATTGGTAAAGATAATAACTACGTACTACAAAGATTAAAAATCTTAACATCTCAAGGAAACTAATAAATGACAGATTATAGTATTTTAAAAGAAGCAGAATCTAATGAAAACCAAGAAATAACAATTTTTGGTAATACAGTTAATCTACAAGAAGAAGAAGAAAAGAGATTAAGAAAAGCAAAAAATGCTGAGTCTGCACTAGAAGAAATACAAACAGAAAAATTTTATAATACTCTTAGGTCATACTATGGTTATAGAGAAGGTCAAGAAGATAAATTTAATAATATGTCTCATGCAGATTTGTTAGAATACTTTTATGAAGATAGGTCATGGAGAAACAATAACTCTGTGTCTATGGGTATGGACATGGCAAATTCTATGACTGACAGTGCTGATAGACTACAACAGTTTTCATACATACAACAAACTTACGAACAACTACCTTCATTTTGGAATGACCCTAATAGAAGTTTTGGTGACTGGTTAATAGATAATGGTGGTGCTATGATACTTGACCCAGTTAATTTAATTGGAGTTGGTATTGGTGGTCAAGCCGCAAAACAAGCATATAAACAAGCATTAAAAGAAGCACTTAAAGGTAAGATAGCCAAAGAAGTATCTAAAAGAGTTATACAACAAGCACAAAAAGAAGCACAACAAGCGGCTATGGGAAATGCTATTAAAAAAGGTGCATTGTATGAAGGCTTTATTGGTGCAGGTATTGCAACAGGTCAAGATGCTATGTTACAAAACACTGCAATAAACACAGGTGTGCAAGATGAGTTGTCATTAAAACAACTAGCATTTTCTACTGCGGCAGGTTTTGGATTTGGTACAGTATTTGGTGGTGCATTTTCTTATGGTGGATTTAAACTAACTAACAGACAATTAAAAAATACATCTATTAAAAACTTAGAAGATTTGCATAACTATGGTAGAAGCACAATTACAGGTAAAAGATTGTTTGCAGATTTGTCTACTAAAAAAGATAAAAAATCATATTATAAAAATTTAACTGATGCAGAGATTGATGATATTGAGTTTAGAAGTAAGTTAGATGGTAAAGATATTGATGAACAAATTAAAAAATTAAGAAACACTAGAATTGATGGGTCATCTAAACCACCTAAAGAACAATTAAATTACACTAAATACAATCCAAAATCATTAGCTATGTATTTAAAAAATACAGCAGATAGATTATTAGCTGATGGTACTATTGACAAGAAAGTAGTTACTGTAAAAGAAGTAGAAGAACAAGCTAGAATATTAGGTTTAAATCCTGATGAAGTTATTAAATTAGGTAAATCAAGAGCTAAAAAAGATAAACAACTATATGCAGAAATTTTAGCTCATGGTGATTTAATGGCTAAACAAACTGATGATATGATTAAATTGTCTAATCAGTTACATAAACAAAATATTACACCTACAGAAGAAAGAAAAATATTAAAAGAATTAGAAGTCAGAAGAAAAATGATTGATGATATATTAGTCAATCAAAAAGAAATGACTCAAAACATAGCAAGAGCTCAAAGATTTCAACAAATAAACAAAGATGCACAAAGAGCGGCAGAGTTAGTCCTTAACCCTGAAGACCCTAAATTAAAAAATCTCAAAGAAACTAATCCAAAAGAATTTTATAAAACATTAGCTAAATTAGATAATGATGAACAAGTTATCTTAGCACTACAACATGCACGTAAAGTTGGTAAGTGGGATTTAGTTAATGAATTTATAAACAATAACTTACTATCTTCACCAGATACACACATAATTAACATAGTGTCAGGTCTAGTTCAAACACAATGGAAACCATTAGTTATGTTAGTTAGAGCGGCTAACTTATCTATTACAGATAGACAAAGAGCAGGTACATTAGCAATAGAAGCAATGGACACTTACATTATGCAATATGTATACATAGCTCATGCGTTCAAACAATTTGGTAAAAGTTTTTATTTAGGTAGAGGTATTATAGATAGTAAACAAATGAAATTTGACAATGCTATGCGTCAAGGACAATTACAACAATTTATTAATGCGTCTGGTGAGTTACTAACTGAGCCATTAGGTTTTGTAGGTAAAGGTTTACAAAAAATGGTTGTCAATCCTGTTGCTTATGCAACAAGTATGCCTATGAGATTTTTAACAGCAGGTGACGAATTTCTTAAAACTATAATGTATAAAGCTAGAAGAACAGCACAAATACATGCACAGATAAGAAATGAAACAGGTTCATTACCTTTGTTTAGTAAATTAGATAAAGATGGTTATAGAAAAAGATTTAAAGAAATAGCAAGTGAATATGAAAAAGGTATTGGTGAAGCTATACCTACAACAGATATAAATGCTAGAGCAGGTTTATTAGAGTCTAGTAGATTAGAAGTTAATGACCCATTACAATATGCTAGAGAAGGTACATATACACAATCAGCATATTCTATAAATCCTGCAACAGGTAAAACAGAACAAGGTGTTACAGGTGCTACATTAAGTTTTACAGCAAAACATAAATGGGCTAGAGCATTAGGATTACACTTTATTAATACACCTGCTAACTTGTTAAAATGGAATTTTGAACAACTACCTTTAATTAGAAAAAGTATTGTGTCTGTAAGACATGCGTTAATGAAAGGTAAAGATGGTAAATACTTAAATCCTGAAGCGGCGGCTGAAGCTAATGCACGTATGCAAATGGGTATGGCGTTATGGACTTCAGCTTTCTTTGCAGTAAAAGCAGGTAAATTTACAAGTGGTGGTTCAAGAGATTACAAAGAAAATTTAGAAAGAGAAAAAACAACTGGTTGGCAACCATACTCATATAAAACTAATGATGGTAGATATATTTCAGTAAACAGACTTGACCCAATTATGATGCCGTTTTTAATTATGGCAGACATGTTTGAAGTTATTAATAAACATTTAGAAACTAATGAAGACTTACCTAGTGAAGCAGAAAACACTATGTTGGAATTATCTATGGGGGTAGTAGCTAGTTTAACTAGAAATATTCAATCTAAATTTTATCTTAAAAATATTATAGAAACAGCAAACTTTTTATTTAGTGATGATTTTGCTAGAAGTAGAGCACCAGATAGAGTTGGTACTTCTATCTTTGCAAGAACATTATACAAATTCTTTCCATTATCAGGTGGATTAAGATATTTAAGTAGAGTAGAAATGGACGAGCATAAAGAATTATTAACTTTATCAGATAGATTAAAAGTATTAATGCCACAAATTGTAGATAAAAATAGTATTATGCCAAGACGTAACATGTTTGGTGAAGTTATAAATAGAAAAAATGGTTGGTTATTTGGGCTTGGTAAAAGGTCAGGATTGTGGTCTTCACCATTTGCTATGACAGAGTTTAAATATCCTGAAATATCTAAATTCTTTGAAGGTAGAGATTTTGATTATAGACCACCTGACAAGATAGATAGAAAATCAGGTATAGATTTAAGAGATATTAAAAATAAAAAAACTGGTCAGACAGCTTACGATAGAATGAGAGAGCTTGTAGGAGTAGTTAAAATTAGATACGAAGATGGTAAAGAATATACATTAAAAGAAATAGTAGAAAAATTAGTAATAGATAAAAAAAGTCAATTATACCGTCTTCCTGATAATAAAGTATTAGGTGAGGATATGAGACAGAATCTAATATTAAATTATGTTAATGCGGCAGAAAATAAAGCTAAAGCTATGATATTAAAAGAGTTTCCACAAATAATACAGGAGCGTATTAAGAGAGGAAACTTTAAACAAAATGAAGTAGAAAAAGCTAATAGTGCCCTAAATATACTACTAGGACAATAAAGTACCCCTTTTAGATAAAATAATTAAAATTAAGGAATTTAATGGCTAATAGTTTTGTAAGATATACTGGTAACGGCAGTACAACAGCGTATTCTATACCGTTTAGTTATAGAAGTACAGCAGACTTGACTGTTACTTTAGCAGGAGTTGCTACTACAGCCTTTACTTTAAATGCCGCAGGAACGACAGTTACGTTTAATACTGCACCTGCAAACAACGTAGCCATAGAGATTAGACGAAGAACATCACAAGGTACTAAACTTGTAGACTATGCGTCAGGCTCAGTATTAACAGAGTCAGATTTAGATACAGATTCAGACCAAGCGTTCTTTATGTCGCAGGAAGCGATTGATGATGCAGGTGATGTTATTAAGATTGATGCTACTAATTTTCAATGGGACGCACAAAACAAAAGATTAACAAATTTAGCTAATCCTACGTCTGACCAAGATGCGGCTACAAAGCATTACTTAGAAAACACTTGGTTATCAGCGTCAGACAAAGCTACTCTTAACAATGTTAATAGCAATATAGCGGCTATTAATACTGTTAATAGTAACATGTCAGCAATTACTACAACTAATTCTAACGCTACAAATATAAATATTGTAGCAAATAATATGCCTTCAGTTACAACTGTAGCTACAGACATATCAAAAGTTATTGCAGTAGCAAATGATTTAGCAGAAGCAGTTTCAGAAGTAGAAACTGTTGCAGATGATTTAAACGAAACAACTTCAGAAATTGATACAGTTGCAGGTTCAATCGCTAATGTAGATATTGTTGGTAATGCTATTGCTAATGTTAATACTGTAGCAGGACTAAATACTGAAATTACAAACTTAGATAATATTAAAACTGACATTACTGGAGTAAATAATATTTCAGCAGATGTGACTGCTGTTAAAAATAATGAAACAAACATTAATACTGTAGCAGGATTAAATACTGAAATAGGACTATTGGGAACGTCAGGAACAGTAGCTTCTATTAACAATGTTTCTACAAATTTATCAGATATAAATTCTTTTGAAAACAGTTACAAAATTTCAGCGTCAGCACCAACTGGTGTAGCAGAAGGAACATTATGGTTTGATACAGCTAACGACATAATGAAAGTTTATGATGGGTCAGCTTTTCAAAATGCAGGTTCGTCAGTCAATGGTACTTCACAAAGAAATAAATTTACGGCAACTGCAAATCAAACTGCTTTTACAGGTAATGATGATGACGGTGTTGCTTTAGCGTATGACCCAAATTTCTTAGACGTATATCTAAATGGAGTTCGTATTATAAATGGTTCGGACTACACAGCAACAGATGGCTCTACAATTACACTAACAGCAGGTGCTAGTGTAGGAGATATTCTTTCAGTAGTATCATTTGGTACGTTCAATATTGCTTCGTTTTCAGCAACAGCTATTACTTCAGATACTTTAGACGCAAACAGATTACCAAATATACCTGATAGTAAATTACCAGTAGTACCAATAACAAAAGGTGGTACTGGATTATCTTCAGTATCAGGACAATCAGGAAAAGCATTAGTTGTAAATAGTTCATCAAATGGATTTGATTTAGCAAATACATCTTCAGCAGAGGTTTATGGATTAGAAATGTATTACAATCCATCAACAATAAATATTGCTGTATCAGTTCAAAATGTTGGTGGTTCAAATAAATATTTTATTGATGGTGTTCAACAAAAAACATTAGAATTATATGAAGGCAATACTTATGTATTTACACACCCTTCGGCACACCCATTTAGATTTTCAACAGATAGCGGTAATACAAGTGCTTATACTACAGGGGTAACTGTAGATTCATCAACACAAGTTACAATAGTAGTAGCTAGTGGAGCTCCAACTCTTTACTACTACTGTTCTTCACATTCAGGTATGGGTGGTCAAGCTAATACACCTGTTCCTGCTAACAACTCACTTCAAGTTACAACAACTAATCAAGGAGTTGATAGCATAAACTCAACTCAATTTGACTCTTTTGATGATGTCTTATTTAGTGCGAGTGGTTTTACATTTAGCTTAAATAATAACGGAAGACTTATTGCAACAGTTTAACAATAAGTTAAATAA